GCGGGGCGCGATCCAAGTGTGGAGCGTTTCGCCGTAGCGGATTAAGTCAACTGAGCTTTCGTTTATTTTTACTGTGATCATTAAATGTCTCCCGCTTCGGTTTCCTCGATCATCTTTAAAGCTAATGGAAGCGTGAGGCACATCATAACTACGCGACCCTTCTCGGCTGTAACGTCGTTGCCAGTTCCGGTGATCTTCCATCCTAGTTTCTTTGCTTGTGCTTTTGTCATTTTCTCTCTCCTATGTTGGCGGGGCTGTTAAGCCGCCGCCTTATTGTTGATTGCTGCGTATATAACTTTATAAAATTCTAAATCTTCCTCTGCCATTTCTTCTACTAAATAATGAAGCGTTCCATAAGCTGCTAAATAAAACGCCGCGTTGCGGTTTGTCTTAAATTCCGGGGCTTGAAAAATTCCAGTTTGTTCTCCGCCAAGCTCCAATTCTTTTTCGTCGTAATCGCCGCTTGCTGCGTTATCTTCTGCCGCGCTGATTAATTGGAAGTCTGCGTCGTGGTAAGTTTTCGTTGACCAAGTTTTTATGGCTCTTACCGCTTCGCAAGCTGCGTCATATTTATCTTGGATTTCCCAGCAAGCATGGTCTTTAATATCTTGAACTAATTGGGCAGGGCTTTCGTTGTATTCTTTGTTAGCTGCCTTTAATTCTGAAATCGTCTTGGCCATTTTATCTCTCCATGTGTTTCGTTTGTCTTGCCCTTATTATAAGCATATCTTATAACCTGTCCACCCCTAAAGTGAAAATAAAATAAAATAAATTATGTTTACTTATATATAAGGATAGATTATAGTCGGCGACATGACTGATTTGAAAAAAATATTAAGAGAAGCAATCGACAAAGTTGGAAGCCAATCTAAGATGGCCGAAGCAGTTGGTATTTCTCAAGCAGGAGTTTCGCAATGGCGTCGGGTTCCTATAGATCACATTGCAAAGGTTTCTAAAATAACCGGCATCCCTAAAGAAAAACTCCGCCCTGACCTGAAAGCGTTGTTCAAATGATCTGCGGCATAGACCCAGGTAAGACCGGAGCTATTGCGTTCTTATATACAGACTTCGCAGAGGTTCACGATATGCCGATACTCGGCAAAGAATTAAACGCGGCTGCGATAGCTGACCTATTTAGAGAGTTTACGCCGAAGCACGTTTACACTGAGGCTATTAATTCTTTTGGGATGGGAAGACAATCCGCTTTCAACTTCGGGCAGGGTTACGGCGTATTAAAAGGAGTCTTATCGACTCTCGATATTCCGTACACTATTATAAGCCCTGCCAAGTGGAAAAAGCATCTCAATTTAAACCGCGATAAAGACGCTTCGAGGTTATTAGCGACGCGCCTCTATCCTAAAAACGCAAAAGATTTCTTACGCAAAAAAGATGATGGGCGGGCCGAGGCTTTGCTGATCGCACGATATGGAAGCGAGGAGCGTGCCTAATAACCAATAAGCACAGGGTTTGATCTCTCATCCCGTTTAGCTCCTCGCACCCTACTTTGTGCGAAGAACAAATTGAGAGAAGGGTACTATAAACAAAACGGAGGTTGCCATGAGCAACATCAACTTAAACGACTTAACATACATGACTCCGCAGGAGGTCGCTGACTTTCCAGCTGCTTTGCTTTCGGATTTAACTAACCAACTCAAAGAAGCTCAAGACCACTTGAAAAACATCAAGACGGTTTTAGATGCTGGCATTGATGAGCGTTACGCTTCTCAAGCTAAAGAGCAACGCGACTTCAAAGGCAAAGACACTGGCTCGGCTACTTTAACCGATGGCGACTATACCATCACCGCGAACCTTCCTAAAAAAGTAAATTGGGATCAGAAGCAGCTTTATGCGATCTTTGATAAGATGGCGCCGGAAATGGCTTTTCATTATGCCAAGGTAAAATACGAAGTCGAAGAAAAGAAATTCACGGCTGCGCCTCCTGATATTCATGCTGAGTTATTGCCAGCTAGAACTCTCGACACCGGCAAGCCTACCTACAAATTCAAGGAGACTGAATAATGGATGATGTGATGGAGCAAGATATATTCGATGAATTACGGCTAATTAGAAGAAACTTATCGGTAATTGCAGCGGCGATGTTAGTGAAATTATCGCCAGAGGAAAGACTAGAACAGCTAGATATAGAAAATAACCTGGAGATTGAATAATGCTTAAAATTATTACAGCAGACGAACGCGCTAAAGAGAAAACCACGATCAACGGTGTGATCGGCGGCAAATCCGGTATCGGCAAAACGAGCCTACTCTGGACACTCGAAGCCGAAAGCACTTTATTCTTTGATCTTGAGGCCGGTGGTCTTGCGGTCGAAGGTTGGAAAGGCGATACAATTCGCCCGAAGACTTGGCAAGAGTGCCGCGACTTCGCAGTATTCATTGGAGGCGCTAACCCCGCGCTTCCAGAAGATCAACCTTATAGCCAAGCGCACTATGACGCGGTTTGCGGAGAGTTTGGTGATCCTAGAGACTTAGAGAAATATCTCACGGTATTTATCGACAGTATCACGGTCGCCGGTCGCCTTTGCTTTACTTGGGCGAACCAACAGCCCGAGTGTTTTAACGCTCAAGGCAAACCCGATGTTCGGAACGCTTACGGATTGCATGGCCGCGAAATGATTAAGTGGCTTACCCATCTACAACACACCCGCGATAAAAATGTTTGGTTCGTCGGTATCTTAGACGAAAAGACTGACGATTATAACCGCGTTCAATATTCACTTCAAATCGAAGGCGCGAAAACCGGGATGGAATTACCGGGAATCGTCGACGAAGTAATTACGATGGCAGAAATTCCTTTAAGCGAAGACGTAACAGCCCGCGCTTTTATCTGCCAGACTATTAACGACTTCGGCCTACCCGCTAAAGATCGGTCAGGTCGATTAGACGCTATTGAGGAGCCTCACCTTGGCAAGCTAATGGCGAAGATTGCACAACCACTAAACAGGGGCGACCTCAATACTGAGATTCCTCAAACAAACGAAAGCGAGAAATAATATGACTATGGATTTTAACACAGCAGAAAAGCAATTCGAAGGCGGCGGTGATTTTGAGTGTATCCCAGAAGATACAATTGTCACTATGGTTATGATGGTGCGCCCTGGCGGTGCTGGCCCTAACGGTTGGCTCAAGCAGGGTAAGCCTTCGGCTTCTTCTAATGGCGGCTGGCAATATATGGATTGCGAGTTTGTTATAGAGGGTGGCGACTTCGATAAGCGCAAGGTTTGGCAGAATATGATGTGGGAAAACATCGGGCCAGCGGATCAGGCAAAAGCCGATAAGACGGCGAACATCACAAAGGCAACCGTTCGGGCGATGCTAGAAAGCGCCCGCAATGTTATACCTGGGGATGAAAGCCCTGCCGCTCAGACCGCTCGTCAGATTAACGACTTCGACGATTTCAACGGTTTGACCTTTCGGGCCAAGCTAAAGATCGAAAAGTCTAATGACCCGCAGTACAAAGATAAGAACCAAATCAAGAGTATCGTTACTCCTGATATGGAAGAATATAATCCTAGTAATTTCTTTGATAAGTCAACAGGTGGCGCTATGGCTCCGTTGCCGCAAGATGGCGTTACACATATCGGCCAAGCGGCTGACAACGTGGTTGCTCAGGTAGCGCAAGCGCAAGCATCTAACGTGCCAGCATGGGCTAAATAATTATGGCAGGCCGCACCAAAGGGAAGGGAGGGCGCAAGCCCTCTCGACCTCTTTCCGAAGATGATCAGCTTCAAGCCAACGCTACCGAGAAAGCGGGCGAGGCTGTAGGCGTTATTATGCTAACACTTATTGAAAAAGATTTTAACCGCCAGATTTGTACTCTATCGAAAACCGATCTTGAGTGGTTAGCTGTCGCCGCGATTACGGCTTGGTTAAAAGCCCGCGCAGAGCAAGCTAAAGAATATGGTAAAAACGCAATAGAATGGATAAGGAAGATTGAACTATGATGGCACCTTTCGAAGAAGCCGCGCTTGAAATAGCAAAGGCGAGAGTGATCGAAATAATGACGGGGATAGGATTTGAAAAGCCTCCTTTAGAATATACGAAAGAACAATTCCATAATTTAGTAAAAGCCGCAGTTGACGGCTATCACGAAACTGGGCCATGCCTATGACATTAGACTTTAACCACACAAAAGACATAACCGAGCTATTCTGCGAGCATATAGACGCAGCGATGGTAAAGGAAAACCAAAGCCAAAAGCCGCGCAACTATGTCGGCGTTTCAATGGTTGGGAAGACTTGCGAACGTCAGGTTCAATATGAATACTCCCAAACGCCCAAAGACCCCGGCAAAGACTTCGATGGGCAAACCCTCAGACGCTTCGGCGCAGGGCATTACTTCGAAGACGATACCGCCGCTTTATTAAAGGCCGCAGGGTTCGAACTAAAAACCCATAAGCCTGACGGTTCTCAATTCGGATTTGAAACCTTAGACGGAAAGTTCGCTGGTCATATTGATGGCGTATTAGTAGACGGCCCGCCGATTATGAAATACCCCGCGCTTTGGGAACACAAGGCAGTAGGAAACAAATCTTTCAACAAGCATAAGAAAGAACAACTCGCTATCGCCAATCCGGTTTATGCTTCGCAGATTGCGCTATACCAAGCCTATTTAGACTTGGCAGATAATCCTGCGGTGTTTACGGTACGCAACAACGATACGCAATTACTCCACTTCGAGCTAGTGCCATTCAATGCAGCCCTGGCGCAGCAAATGAGCGACCGCGCCGTTAAGATAATTAAGGCCACGGATGCCGGCGAACAATTACCAAGGGCTATGCAATCTTCTTCGCATTTTGAATGTAAATGGTGTAGCTATACAGATCGATGCTGGAAATAAACAAACAGGGGAAATAAACTAATGGTCATGGACTTTAACAATGCTCCCAAGCAATTTGAAAACACAGAGAAGCACCAACACTCGTTAGAGGAAATAGACGCGGCAATAAAGGGCCAGTTGCGAAACTATGTTCTGCATCTATTTCCAAACGCTCAGATCAACCGGGGCCAAGCGCGGATAGGTTCTTTATTGGGGGAACCGGGGGAGAGCCTATCCGTTGCTTTAGATGGCGCAGACGCAGGCCAGTGGCTAGATCACAATACCAACGAAAGCGGCAACGCAATCCAATTATGGCAACAATGCGACAAGCTATCCTTTGGTGAAGCCGTTACTGAAATAAAGAAATGGCTAGGATTTGATAACGCGCCACTCAAGAAAACAAAGACGGCGGCAATAAGGCAAGCGCAGCCGAAGGCAGAGCCGGTACAATTAGGCCAGCCAGATATTGTTTACGATTATAAAGACGCCCTT